GTAGTGTGCTTGGCGTTTCCGTTTCACTTTATCCGGACAGTTATCTGGACGAAATCATTAACACCGCAGAAGCGGTTATTTTACCAATGCTGGTTGCAAATTCTTCAGCCGTCAGCGAATACGAATTAAAGTCAAACGTCGCGACGTATTACACGCAACGCGCACATCATTTTGTTGCAGGACAATCAGTGGTTGTTGCTGGAATGCCAGCACCATTTTCAGCAACAGTCACAGTCATTGACGTGACAGAGTATTCATTTACCGCAGCACGAACAAACGCAGACGTTACATTGCGTGAGACGATTCCGGCAGGAACGGCGACACTTTCAGGTTATTCAGCCGCCGAAATTTATGCAAACAGTGCGCCAATTGAATCAGCAGTCCTTGCCGTCAGCGTTGAAGTTTTCCAATCACGCGTTGCAGCCGGTGGTCAGATCGAAGGCGTAGATTTTGCCAGTACGCCGTATCGCATGGGTAGAAGTTTGACCAATAGGGTGTCTACATTACTTATGCCGTTTTTGGACGTTGAAACGGTTGTTCAATAAATGCCAGCCAACGCCGTTTCCGACACACGCGCAGCCTTAGCCAACGCGTTTAGTGCCCTTGCTGCAAACATTTATCCAAGCGTTCCAGAATCGCCCATTCCACCAGCAATAGTGGTTGTTCCAGATTCACCGTATTTTGAAGTTGTCTTGCTGGGTAAATCACAAACCAAAGTCAAAATCAATTTTGCAATTACTGCAATTGTTGCTTCGAATAGCAACGCGGGGTCACTAGACAATCTAGAAAAACTAATCATGGGAATTCTTGCGGCAATGCCCGCAGGATACGTTGTCGGGGTCGTTGAGAAACCGACGGTGCTTGAAGTAGGTCAATCACCAATGCTCGTCGCGGACATTAACGTTTCAACTTATTACACACAAACAACATAAGGAGTAAAAATGCCAACAACAGTAATAACTGGGCGCGATGTCACCTTTACTATTGGTGGCAATAATTACGACGCGCAAGCAACCAGTGCGATTCTATCCAATAGCCCAACAATTGAAACGTACCAAACTTTAGACGGCAAGGTCTACCGTCACATTGATGACCAGTTCTCGTTTGACGTTGAAATGCTTGCAGACTGGGGCGCTACCGGTTCATTGTGCGAGGGTCTATGGAACGCAACTGAATCAGCACCAAACACAGGAATTTCAACAGTGTTGACTGCAACAAGCGGCGCAACATTTACTTTCCAAATTCTGCCAGCGTTTCCAAGCGCCGGTGGTACTGCACCAGACGCGCAAACCGTGTCACTTTCATTCACCGTTATCGGCATTCCAGCCGAAGCGTTTTAACACAAACAATCGGGAGAAAAAATGAAACTACCAATTACGATCGAGTTCACCAGTGGAGAGCAAGCAACGTTTGTTGCTGCTCCCCCTGAGTGGGTTCGTTGGGAAAAGCACACAGGCAACACAATTGCACAGGCACAGGACAAAATTGGAATTTCTGATCTTGTTTTTCTTGCTTATTATGCAATGAAACGTGAAGCAGCGGGTAAGCCAATCAAAACGCTAGACGTTTGGACTGAAACCATTGCTGACGTGAGTGTTGGTGAAGCAAACCCAAAAGTTACCCAGTCGGAAGTCTCAGCCGAATAGTTTGGGAAGTAGCCCTTCAAACGGGGCTACACCCAAACGATTTTCAAAGTGCAGAGGACATTCTGACGGTTATTGAAATTCTGGAAAGGCGGGGAAATGGCAACTGACGCAATCAGTTATGACAAAGCAGAATTGCGTGCCATTCTTCGTTCTTTCAAAGCAATGGACGAAGAAGCAACGAACCAAGCAAAAACGCAAACTTCCAAACTTGCAGATTTTGTTCAGGGCAAAATTATTAGCGCAACTGTGAATTCATCAAATAGGGTTGCGCCCAAAATTGCAAAAGGGTCAAAGGTTTCTAAATCGTCAAAAATTGGTGAAATTTCATTTGGTTTTGCTAGTCAAAAGTTGAGTGGCGGCGGTACAACGCAGCAACTTTGGGGCGGTTATGAATTCGGTTCAAATAAGTATAAGCAGTTTCCAGTTTGGTCAGGGCGCGAAGGTCGCGGTTCGAGGGGTTGGTTTATTTATCCAACACTTAGAAGTGTCCAGCCTGAAATTGTTAGGCGCTGGGAACAATCGTTTTCCGACATTGTAAAGGAGTTTGACTAATGGCTGGAAATCGTACCCTTAAACTTTCAATTTTGGCTGACGTTGACAAACTCAACAAATCCTTGAAAACTGGTGAACAAGACGTTTCCAGTTTTACAGGCAAATTGCAAGGTTTCAGTGACAAAATTACTACTGCATTCAAGGTGGCAACGGCTGCCGCAGTGGTGTTTGCTGGAAAACTTGCAATTGATTCAATTAAAGCCGCTTCCGATCTTGGCGAAACAATTTCAAAAGTTGGCGTTTTGTTTGGCGATTCTGCTAAGGAAATCGAAAAGTTTGCAGACGGTGCTGCTCAATCATTGGGACAAACAAAACAACAAGCATTGGACGCTGCTGCTAACTTTGCCATTTTTGGCAAATCTGCTGGGCTAAGTGGCAAATCGCTGACTGAATTTTCAACAGGGTTTGTTTCGCTGGCTGCCGATCTTGCTTCATTCAACAATGTTCCCCAAGACGAAGCAATTAACGCTATTGGTTCAGCGTTACGCGGTGAAGCAGAACCGTTGCGCAAATTTGGTGTTTTGCTAGATGACGCAACACTGAAAAATGCAGCCCTTGAATTGGGTCTAATTAGCACGACCAAAAATGCGCTAACCCCGCAGCAAAAAGTCTTGGCTGCTCAAAAAGTTATTTATGAGCAAACAACTGCGGCGCAAGGTGATTTTGCCCGCACGTCCGGCGGTTTAGCCAACCAGACAAAAATTCTAAGTGCCGAGTTAGAAAACACAAAACTCGTCATTGGCGAAGCATTGCTGCCAATTGTGCTTGAACTTGCCACGGCATTTTCTGAAAACATTGTTCCTTTGATTAAAGAATTTGCAAACGGTTTGACAGGCAAAGACGGGGTCAATGAAGGTTTGACCGAATCGGAACTTGCTGCGCGCACTTGGGGTGAACGGGTCAAAAAAGTTATTGGAATCGTGGTTGACTTAAAAGATGAACTTATTGCAGTTGCGGCGGTTCTAGCAACGGTGTTTGTGGTTTCAAAAATTGCTGCCGCCGTTCAGGGCACAATTGTTTTGATAACCAGTTTAATTAAGGCATACAATTTGTTAAAGGCTTCGGCGATCGTGGCTGGTGTTGCTTCCGCGTTTGCGCTCAATCCCCTACTTGGTGTTGGTGCAGTTGCACTGGCGGCGGGTGTCTTAGCAGCGGCAAACGCATTGGCAGGACAAGGCGACGTTTCAACTTCTGGAATTGGTGGTTCTGCTGCTGGTTTTTCAGGCACAATGCCAAACGGTAAGCCATTTGTCACGGGCGGTGGAACTGCCGGAACTGGTGGCGGTGGCACAGGCGGTGGCGGTCTTACTGGTGGGGGTGGCGGTCTTACTGGTGGGGGTGGAACAACAACGGGCGGTGGGGGTGGCGGTGGCACGGGTGCAGTTGCAGTCGTCGCCAAAAAAGCAAGCGAAGCAATCACCAACATTGCTGGAGCATTTGATAATTTCACCAGCGGAACAACAACACTTGCGGGAATTGAAGCCGCGTCTAATCGACCTTTTGCCTTTGGCACGTCCGGTGTCAACACCAACACACTTGCGGGAATTTTAGCCGCTTCAGCGCAACCAACAATTAACGTCACGGTTAATGGTGCAATTGATAAAGAAGGTACTGCCCGCACAATCGTTGACACATTAAACAATTCTTACTATCGCGGCACGGGTGGTGCTGGAAATCTTGTTGCGCTATGACCCAATGGAATCCTGTCTGGAAAGTTGAGATCGACGGAACGGAATACACGGACGCGATTTTATCCAATCTAACCATTCGAAGCGGTCGCAGAAACATTTATGAGCAAGCCCAAGCGGGTTATGTAAACATTGAAGTTATTGACGTTAATCAAGCAATAATTCCTGTTGCCATAAATTCAACACTTTCGGTTCAGTTGCAAAACACGTCAGGCACATTCGTGGCTATTTTTGGCGGTAATGTCGTGGACATTGGTTTACAAGTCCGTGACGTGGGTTCGACCATGTTCACGCAGACTTATTCGATCACGGCACTTGGCGCATTGGCACGTTTGCCAAAGGCGTTGACCAACGGTGTTTTGGCAAAGGATTTTGACGGCGATCAAATTTGGGAAATTCTTTCCGACCTTTTGCTTAACACTTGGGCTGAAGTTCCGGGGGCATTAACTTGGGCGACATACGACCCGACAACAACTTGGGCAACTGCTGAAAACGTAGGTCTGGGCGAAATCGATCGTCCGGGTGA